TTTTGAACTCGGGAAAGGCCAGGTTGGAGCTGATACGCCATTTATTATTACATGAGAATATTATCTACCAAACATACCCGATCGCTTATCCCCACTTCCACTGAGACCCTCAAACGCCTCGAGCTGAACACCACGGGCATTGGGATTGCAATAACGAGTATCACTCTTGCACATGGGACCATTCTTGGGTCCATACAACCATTCCGCGAACGCCGTCTGATCGCCTGGTATTTTCGTCACAGGGTTGGATACGAATTGGCGATCAACCGCATTCCTCATGTACTTGGGGAGAGGAGAGCGGGAACGCCCAGCATCCATGGGAATTCTATCAGTTGTATAATGATTAGTGAATGGTTTCACACTGGGGTAATAACATGCCTCCAATCGATTGGGAGCGTCTGTAAAATCAGTGATAAGCACATTACCCATTGGGTTATCTTCAGTAGGCACCTGACACATGGGCTCACCCTCGATGGTATATCCAATCGTTTGTTTGATCATTTTCGACTTATAAAGGACGTAAATGACCGAAATGACTGTCGCACCCAAAACGAAAATCCTGGGATCACGGCGAATGATATAAATCAAGCAACTCGCGTAAATGACAAAGCGCGAAGCGGCATTGATACGATCTTCTGGAGTTTGGTCACTTGTGGGCCAAAACTGAGAGACCTTATCAGCCCGAATAAGTTGTTGTGGATCGTCAAACCAGACTTTCATTTAGTATAAGTTGAGGTTTATTTTTTAGGAAGACTACCAAGCATACTGCTCATCATCTTCATCAACGCATCCTGGTTAAGCTCACCGCCTTCTTCATCCTGAAGCTTCGATGCGACACCCTGTGCAATGCTTTCAATCTGACTGAGTGTATCTTGGGGGAGAGAAGTGATAGTAGTTCCAAGCATGTAGAGTGTCTGGAGATATTGCCAGGTCGCACCCTTCGTGTTCGGGGACATTCGTTCCCAATAAGACTTGATGTCAAGATCCTTTAGGAGGTCGATGGTGTCAATCTCCTTGAGAAGGAACGTCTCATCCTTAGCAGAAATCTTATCCGCATAGGGACTCACACCCTTCATGAACGCATCCACGACAAGACGTGGGTTGGAAGACTTCAATAGATCGAACGAAGTCATCATCTTTTTGATACCTTTTTCCTCTGGAAAAGTCTTGTGCAATTCCACAAGAAATTGACCCATCATATCGTTAAACGCAGTAACGGACGCCATTTTCTTATTTTAATCGTATAATCTTTAAGTTTAGAAAGGTTCAGTTGAGATAGCCTCTTTCTGACCGATACCACCGGACACTATAAAGAATACGAGAATCGCATTGAGAGCCGCGGGTTTGGTATATTTATTGAGTTCGAGTTTTCCCTCATTGTTGAGGTGGGCCTTAAGGTGAATGTATCCAGCAGTGATACCACCCGCAATCAAAGCGGCACTCATGGGGTCACGAAGATAGTCGGAGAGTTCCATTTAATTATAACGGGGATTTTTTGTACGCTGTTCAGGTGCGTCTCCAAAGAAAACGTCATCGTCTTCTTGGGGCTGGGCCTGAGGCTGAGCCTGAGGCTGGGGCTGAGACTCCATTTCAGACTCAAATTCGGGTTCAGGTTCGGGGGCCTGGACGCCTGGGACAGTCTTAAATTCATTCTCGAGTCCAGTGGGTTCTGGTTCTGGTCCAGGTATCGTATCGGGCTCTGGTTCAAACGATGGTTCGGGCTCGGGGTCAGGCTCAGGCTCCGCCATTGGGTCACCTTCACCATCGAACACATCGGGATCTACACCATCTTGAATCTCACCATCAAGAGAAATATCCCTTGTCTCCTGGGACATGTATGTCTGGAGAATTTGCTGCACGGGGATAAGCTCTTTCACCGTACTCTCGATACAGAGAGAGAAGCGCTCAGTAAGTTTTTCATCTCGCAGGTACTCACTCTGCTCATCACTGAAGATGTAAGGATCCTTGTAAAGGTCCTTGGCAATGTTGTTGTAGCACGTTTGGATGAATACCTCCTCGGTGGGTAGTTTCAGGGAAATCTTCTTGTTGTCCGCCTTGAGACGAACTGCCGAAAGAATCTTTGTGCATGCGACGAATACAGCGGCCAATAGATCACTAAACCAAGCGCAACGGTTTGTGATGTTGTCACAATGATTTTTTGACATCGCATTGGACCAGTTGGGAACCTCCTTAAGAAGCTTTTGGAACATAATGAGAACCTTGCGACCCTTGGAAAGATTTACAGATTCATTGTACATTTCCTGAAACACATCAATCATAGCTGGACACATGATCAGACACATCTGACCCAGATATTCACGCTTAGCTTCGACGAGAATATTCAGATTATCCATTTATGATTAAAGGGGTTTTTAAATTAAGTTTTTACTACGCACTTCCCCTGTACCTATTCGCAATCTTCTTGAGGTTCATAAGATTTGGGAAATCACCATCTTCTTCCCGGTGTTCTCGCTTGTCTTTTTTCTTTTTTGAAACAACCCAAGAGACATAGATGTCGTGATCACTTATTAATCGAACTGTAAAACCACCTAGAGCAAATTGACGAGCGATATATTTTGCTGCTGCATTTCTGTCAAACACTGGATATCCAATGAGAAATGCAGGGACTGTTAAAAATATTTGTTTGTGACCAAGTTCTACAGATTGACGAATCTTTGACGAAAACTGTTCATAAATTTTTTTGTAGATATCCTTTCGAATCTGTTTTCGTTTCTCATCAATCTTAGTAACTTCATCGATGTTGATCATTACAATTACTGTAATTTATTTTTTACCGAATCCAACTCAGCCTTTAGTGGGGAAGCGACCTCCTTCACCAGCTTGTAATCAACAAAATCCTTACCAAGGGATCCTTCTGTAAATGCAGTTACGTCACTGGGAACATCAACACCTAGGGGCTGAGAACGTAAGGAGATGAGAGTAACCTTACCATTCTCGACCCTGTATGAAGCAACAACGGAGAAGCCAAACGAAAATCCATCCTTCTTTATCGCCATGAACATACATTCATATATATCGTCCTTTTCACCCTTATAGTGTTTAACCGACGTAGTTTCTATGATGTACGTGCAAAGACCTGTACGTTTAGAAATTTCCCGATTGGCTTGAAGAACAAATTCCTCCATGTTGTCGTTATCAACTTTAGCCTCAACCTCCCTGTACTTGGAAAGATTTGGTCTGGGATCATTAAGCTTGATGGGGCCAACTGGTTTTGTGTATCCTGAGAGACCAAAAGCTTCAGTGAAAGATTCACGGGAAGTTGTGATAAAAATCACCAACACGAGAAGAATGATCACAATCAAGTAATTCATATTTACTATAATGCGTTAATTTTTTTTTACAAAATACCCTATAGATAATAGATGTCGCTTCTGATATATAGTCCAAGATGCAAACATTCCATGGACGTAATCGAGTACATTAATAAAGTTCCTCAGCTGAAACAACTTGTACATTTTCACAACATAAACACACAGGGCATACCCCCAGCGTACAGGAATAAAATCAATCGTGTGCCTACGATGCTGACCAAAAATGGTAAGATTCTTGTGGGTAACGAAATAAAAAATTGGTTAGACTCCCTCTTACCCAAGAAGGATGTCGAACACTCTGGTATAGGTGCTTTCGGGTGTTCAATGACCGACCTGGATGGTGGTGAAAGTGTTTCTGATATGTTTCGTCTGGATGATTATGGTCGCTCTTTACAGCCAGCAATGACAAAGGAATTGGAAGAGAAGATTAACAGAGAAGTTTCAAAAGGTGTAGCCTATACAGATTTAAAGATGTAACGCGTTCATAGAAACATATATGAAACTCGTAACGATACAGGCGTCAGCCTTTAAATCTACATTCGAAGTTTTGAAAGATATTCTGAATGATGTCAATATATACTTCAAGCCAGATGGTATGTATGTGGTCACATTGGATACTGCCCGGACGTCACTCATAGACATGTATCTAGCTGCTGACAACTTCGAAGAGTATCATTGTGACCAGGAAGAGATCATCGCGGGTATCAACATTTCAAACACTTTTAAACTTCTAAAGACGATTACCAATAATGATGTTCTAAAGATTGGTATAAAATCAAAAGAGTTTATGGATATTGAAATTATCAGTGAAACAAAAAAGACGAATTCTAAATTTCAACTCAAACTACTAGACATTAATGAAAGTCGTATTGAAGTACCAGAAGTTGAGATGACCACTGTTACAACTCTTCCATCATCTGATTTTCAACGGCTGTGTCGTGACATGTCCAACATCGGAACAGATATTGAAATTCGTCGTGATGGTAAAAATATCCATCTTAGATGTGATGGTGATTTCGCAAATCAGGAAACAACTATCGAGTGTCCAGATGAAAGTCCAACGATAACCGGGCTATACAGTCTAAAGTATCTGAATATCTTTACAAAGGCGACGAGTATGTGTGCGTCTGTGCAAATTATACAGGAAACCGGGAACAGATTTTTGATTTTAAAGTACAATGTTGCTAACCTGGGTGAGCTCAAGTTCTATCTGGCAACTAAGGTATCTGAAGATCAGTTGTAAAATCATCCAGTGTTGAAAGTGTCTTTTTCATACCCAATGTATTAGACAGTATGATTTTAGGGAATCTATCCTTGAGTATATCCCGCTCGTAAAATAGAAAATGTTCAAGTGAAACATTTTGACCATGAAAATCATTTCGTGGCCCACTATAACGTTTCACCTTTTCAGTAATGTCTCGCATCGGTTTATCATCGTGATCAACAATCCAGGCACTACTCAAAGGGATACTAAAGTGCATACTACTGGATTCGTTTTCACCTGGTTTGAAATTGATGTCATTCGAAATAGCTGTATATCGCTTACCGTTAAAGTAGTACTTTACACGTAGAATCACATACTTGACATTCTGTGGAATCACTGTGTGTCGAAAGTCCTTACCTGTGACTGTAGTGTAATATTCAGTGAGAATATCATCCTCCCAGTCTTTACTCTCCTTTAACCAAAAGTCGTCTTCTATCATATAATCTATATCGGGATCAATCGCATATTCCAGTTCTTCGGATATGATTGCGTAGTCACGAGGTGTAGTCATGTATTTGTAGAAAAGGAAAATACTACTTAAAAGTTTGGTAAGCATCTCTTTATAGGAATGGAAGGCAACTTTTTAAGTAGATATAATAATCGAATAGAGGAATGGACTACATTGATAAAAAATGAACCATCCAATAAAAACAAATATGAATCTGAAATGGCTGAGTACATAATGAAATGTATGCCGTATATGAACCAACACGCTGAAGATAATGAGGAGGTATCAAACACTGATAATATTTTTAATGTAAAAGAAACTGTTGGTCTTAAACGAAAAGACATATTTACAGACTACCTGATAGAAGTTGAAAAACAAAATATAGCTCGCCCAACGGTACGTCTAATGGAACAGTGTGAGACATGTCCGTATAGTAATCTTCTCCATTTTCACGACACGAGTGATCTCGTGTGTGACTCGTGTGGTGCAATTATAGCAACACTCATAAGTGAGGAATTGACTTACCGTGAAGAGCAAGAAACTTCAGAGAAAATTGTCAATTATTCATACAAGAGGGAAAATCACTTCAACGAATGGTTATCACAATTTCAAGCACAAGAAATGACATCAATACCAGACGAAGTAATAGAACAATTAAGAAGTGAATTGAAGAAAATGAAAATCAAGAAACTCGAAGATATTACACATGCAAAGATAAGAGGTCTTTTGAAAAAACTTAGACTAAATAAATACTATGAACACGTTCCATACATCACGAATATTCTCAATGGAATTCGTCCTCCGAGGATGCCCCAAGAACTTGAAGAAACTTTACGAATCATGTTCAAGGATATTCAACGCCCATTCGATGATAACTGTCCCAGTGAAAGAAAGAACTTCCTCAGTTACTCCTACGTCCTCTACAAATTCTGTGAACTTCTAAGCGAAGATGAATACCTTCAATACTTTCCACTCCTAAAATCCAAAGAAAAACTATATCAACAAGATGTCATATGGAAAAAGATATGTCGCGATCTTCAATGGGAATTTATTCCGACAGTCTAATTATATGACTTGTCCAAATTTCGACATTTGTGGTAAATCCATGCGACCCGGATTAAAAGTTTGTAGTTCGTGCTTCTGGAGATTCAAGAATGAAGTTTTAGAATTCAAAAATGACGAATGTTCGATGTGCTTCGAGGTGACGGACTGTGTGAAATTCAGGAAGTGTTCTCATTTTGTATGTTTAAAGTGTTTCAAAAAACTGGATAAATGTACATTATGTCACCAAGATGAAAAAAAATATACTTTTAATATAAATGGTGGTACGCATCCCCCTCAGTAACTCGGGTATCCTCAGTGCCCATGGATATGAAGACGTCAGGGAAAAATCCGAACTTGCGCGACACCGAGCATTGATGCGTGTCG